GTTATTCTACTGGTAGCGATAAGTTGCCTAACATTACTTATGATATGGCATTATCTTCAGTGAGATCAACCAACACAAAAATACAAGATTTTATAGATAAACTTGATTCATCTTCTAATACGAGTGTAAGCAGCGTTGCCTCCGCAACCAATGGCGTATTTGATCCAGGTGGATTCAGGCAAGGCGAGAGTAGAGATTTAACCATTACAGTAGATACAGCTGCTACAGGCGATAGGTTTGCAGCATTAATAGCAGAGAGTTTACAGATAGCCCAGAAGTCTGGCGTATCGTATGGTATCGCTGGCGGTTTGTAATGACAGTACCTGTAGTAAATGCTTTTATAAACTTTAGCACTGGGCCATCATTCGCTCAGGCTATGATATTAGATCAAGGCATATTAGGCACAAATATATTAGGCGATAGTGCATCTATTATTGTCGATGTATCTAATCAAATAAACAGAATTGAAACCAAGCGAGGCCGTAACGCTTTAATCGATCAATTTCAAACTGGCACTCTTACCTTGCGCATAGTCGATCAGAATGGTGACTTTAACCCACAGAACCCAAGCTCGCCGTATTTTTCTGTTTTAACACCTATGAAAAAGGTGCAGATTACTGCTACATATAACAGCGTTACGTATCCTATATTTTCAGGATTTATCACAAGCTACGTTACTACTTATCCTAGAGAAGCAGAAGATGTAGCCTATACAACTATACAAGCTGTAGATGCTTTTAGACTTGCTTACAATGCACAGATAAGCACTGTTACTGCTGCTACCGCTGGTGATCTATCAGGCACACGTATTAACCAGATATTAGATGAAATTGACTGGCCAGCGACTATGCGTGATGTCGATGCAGGTTTAACTACATTACAGGCAGATCCTGGCACAAATAGAACTGCATTACAGGCCATGACTACTGTGTCAGAATCAGAGTATGGCGCACTATATGTAGATGAAAGCGGATCGTTTGTATTTCAAGATAGAGCGGTCACAGCTGGATCTATTGGTGGCACACCCACAGTATTTAATGATGATGGCACAGGTATTCCTTACGCAGATGCTCAGTGGATCTTAAACGATGTGCTTATATTTAATAAGGCTACAATTACTAGAGCTGGTGGTAGCCCACAGGTGGCATTAAACCAAGCATCTATAGATAAATACTTTTTGCATAGTTATTTCTTAGACAATCTGCTTATGCAGTCAGATGCAGTAGCCCTAGATTATGCCCAGGCTTACGTAGCTAGCAGGCAAGAAACCTCGATCCGAGTAGACAATATAACCCTAGATCTATACACACCTAACTACAATAGCGGTGTAATTGCAGCTCTAAATCTAGACTTTTTTGATCCAATTACAGTTAGCACCACCCAGCCAGGTGGCAGCATACTTACTAAGACTCTACAGATTTTTGGGGTTGCCATGAATATAACCCCGAATAGTTGGAAAACCACATTCACGACACTAGAGCCCGTTATAGATGCATTTATCCTAAATAATAGCATTTATGGCACTTTAGACTATAATGTCCTAAGTTACTAAGGAGTAGAGATGGCAGCAGGTTTAGGGTTTAAGGATTTTACTACAGGCGAGGTATTAACCGCAGCCGATGTAGATGGCTATTTAATGCAGGGTATCTGGGTATTTGCCAGTGCCGCAGCTAGAGATGCAGCTGTTACATCACCACAAGAAGGTAACTTTGCTTTCTTAAAAGATACAAATACAACAACTTATTACACTGGATCAGCCTGGACTAACTTAGATACAACAGGCATGGTCAATCCTATGACCACTACTGGCGATATGATTTATTCTTCAAGTGGATCAACACCAGCAAGACTTGGATTAGGCACTGCTAATCAGCAATTACGTGTGAATGCTGGCGCAACTGCCCCTGAATGGTTTACACCTGCTGCTGGCGGCGGCGGCAAAGTATTACAAGTAGTAAATGCCACGTACTCAACAATTGCAACAAGTACAAGTGCTACATTTGCCGATACTGGTTTGACTGCATCTATTACACCATCATCTGCAACAAGTAAAGTATTAGTATTTGCAAATATAAATGGTAATCAAAGAGATGGTGGCTCAACTGGCGATATGTATGTTAAATTAAAATTACTTAGAGGAGCGACCGATTTAATTGAATTTGAAAATAGACAAGGAATTTTCTCTTCAGCAACAACTTTAGGAACTGGCGGAACTGGCACAACTTATTTAGATTCACCAAGTACAACTTCCTCAACAACCTATAAAGTTCAATTTGCTAGAGGTGATGGCAACGGAAATATCAGAGTTCAAAGCGATACTAGCACTTCAACAATTACTTTGATGGAAATAGGAGCATAATATGGCAATAGGTGGAGATGTATTATTTATGCTATGCCCAAATGCAGAATGGGTAATTTATGGCGATAATTATGAAGATATTAATTGGTTTGGTAAAGAGCCAGCCGTAACTAAAAAACAATTTGCAGATGGTTTTACAAAATGGGATGCTTGGAAAGCAGAACAAGATAAAATTAAAGCAGAGCAAAAACAAACCATTTTAGATCGAATTGGTTTAACTGCTGAAGAATTAAAAACCATACTAGGCTAATGAAACCCTGGCTATGTGCAGCTGGTGTGCAGTTAAGAGATCAAATTGATACCTGGTATCCAGATCGCCGCTCTACCAGTGATGGGTGGATTGGTGATGCTCGTCATAGCGCCACCAAATCGGATCATAATCCAGACAAATCTGGGGTCGTCAGAGCCATTGATATTGATTCTCGCCTGGATTCATCCGAGCAGATCTCAATATATTTGGCTGACCAAATCAGAGTCTGTGCGAAAACCGATAAGCGTATATCTTACGTAATCCATAATGGCTTTATAGCATCAAGAGTATTTGGTTTTAAGTGGCGTAGGTATCGTGGCATTAACCCACATAAGAAGCACATCCATATTAGCTTTACTAAGGCAGGCGACAAAGACGGCAGAGAGTTTGATATACCACTACTAGGGGGAAAAATATGAAAATAACAAAGAAGCAGAAGGCCATACTAAAATCCTATGCACGTGGAGTATTAGTATCTTTCTTAACATTTTTAGCAAGTAATGAATTAGGTTTAGATCCAGCACTGTCTGTAGTAGTTGCAGCTTTGGCAGGACCAGCAGCTAGGGCTTTAGACAAATCCGATAATGCTTATGGCATCGGTGCTAATGAAAAATGAGTCCAACAGAATGGGCCGGCTTTGGCGCTGGCGTTATGGCCGTGCTATCAGGCGGGCTAATCGGATTACGTTTCTTAGTTAAAGGTTGGTTAAACGAACTACGACCTAATGGTGGATCTAGTATGAAAGATCAGCTAACTAGATTAGAACAGCGTGTCGATGATCTCTTCACTATCATAAGTAAGCGATAATAACAATATGGCTACTAAGCGTAAACCTAAAAAGAAAATGGTGCGTAAGCGCCGTACTACTAAAGAGCCTGTATTAACCAAGTTAGATTATTGGGCTATTGCAGCTAATGAGGTTTACAAAGCCTGCCGTAAAAATGGCATGGATGAATCTACAGCTTTAGCATTTGCTATGGATCGATCAAGTTATCCAGATTGGATAGTAGATACAACAGATCCTATAAGAGATCCCCTAGACGATTATGAGGAAGACGATTAAGCGTTGGCTAATAATCAGCGATTTACAAGTACCATATCATCATGAGCAAGCAGTTAAAAATGTTATTAAGTTGGCAAGACGTGAGAAGTTTGATGAGGTTTTATGTGTTGGTGATGAGATCGATTTTCAAACCATTAGCCGATGGGCTGAGAAAACACCTTTGGCTTATCAGCAGACTATTCACCAGGATCGTGAAGAGTGTAAGCAAATACTGTGGGATCTCGGAGAGTACAGCCGAGAGATGCACATTATCCGCAGTAATCATAGTGATCGCCTATATAACACTTTATTAAAAACACCTGGCTTAATTAGCTTGCCAGAGCTGCAATACCCTAAGTTTATGGGCTTTGCTGAGATGGGCATGACCTACCATAAGACAGCTTATGAATTTCACCCTGGCTGGGTTTTATGCCATGGCGATGAGGGTAGCATGAGCCAGCATGCGGGGATTACTTCATTAAATTTAGCCAAAAAGTATGGCAAATCGGTAATTGCGGGGCATAGCCACAGGTTGGGCATGAGTGCCTATTCAGAGGCCATAGGAAGCCATTACAGGCCTTTATATGGGGTTGAGGTAGGTAACCTTATGAATCGACAGAAAGCCTCTTATTTGCGCTATTCTGCCGCAAATTGGCAGATGGGCTTTGCTATACTAGAAGCCACAGGTAAAAGCCTAACCCCTACCCTAATACCTGTAAACAAAGATGGCTCATTTACAGCGCTTGGCAGGCATTACAGCTAATAACGTTATCAAATCGTTATCAAATAACAGCCCTAAATCATCCACAAAGTCATACACAGATGTAACACTATTGCTATGCCACAAAGCGTGAGCATAGAAAGTAGGGCTACATGTACACAGAGCTTAAAGACTTTGGGTATCTAATTATGTGGGGAGTAGTCGCAGGGTTATTACTTACCTGGGCTATTGGCACATATATAGAAAACATCAAAACTATACATTACTGGCGAGGCCGTAAAGATGGCTGGGATATGCATAGAAGGATGGTCGATAACGATGTCCACAACAACTGAGAAACTATTTGCAGATGCAGTCACACTCATACATGAAAGAGGGATGCATTACGGCCACCCAGCGATCCAAATGGATCGAATTGCCAAGTTATGGTCTGCGTATCTCAATTTCCCGATCACATCAAATCAAGTGGCAAGCTGTATGGCACTGCTCAAACTCAGTCGTAGCGTTGAAAGTCCAGAAATTGACGATCACTATAAAGACGCAGTGGCATATATCGCCATATCGAAGACCTGCCAAGAATATATGCAGGACAAAGACTTTCAGTGGGAGCAATAATGGCATTTAACCTAGATGATTATGAAACAGTTGAAGAGCGATTAGAAAAATGGTGGAAAGATAATGAAGATGGATCTATACAAACAGAACTTATTAATCGCCCGAATTCTAATCCAGATGAATTTGTGTTTGTGGCTCGCTTATACCGAACTACGGCTGATGCGATTCCAGTTGCGACTGGTTGGGCATCGGAGATCCGCACTACTTCGAGTTTCAATAAGTTTGCTTGTGAACTTGCAGAAAGCAGCGCAATTGGTAGGGCTTTGGCAAATTACATCTATTCGAAAAAAGGTGCAAGACCTAGCCGAACAGAAATGCAACGAGTTGCTAATACTTCAAGTGGAGCAGTTTTTACAGTCGAAAACAAACTAGAAGATCCAGTGCAGTGG